GCAAGAAATAAAAGAATAGATGCTGAAAGATTAGAAGATGCTTTAGATGTAATAAATGAAATAAAAGATGAAGTGCCTTTAAAATTTTCAAAAGGTGGTTTATTAAGTACAGATAGTTCTCGTATGGGATATTCTGAGGGTGAATTAAGTAGTAAAGATGTAGATAAATTAATAAATGCTCAAATAAACTATGAAGTAAAACTTGCTAAAGAATATGGTGATGATTATTTTAACTCTGGCACAGGATTTTTAACTGGTCGTTTTTTTAGAGCTATTGGTGATAGTGGACAAGGCAGAAGAGTTTTTGATGATATTCGTAAAATTAATAATGATATGGGTGATATATATACAAATGAAGAATTAGAATCAAAAATTAATAAAGGATATAAAGCTGCTGGACTTTCTTATAGATTTGAATTACCTAAAAATCTTAGAACAAAAAACGCTACAGGCGGCTTACAAAATCCTGAAAAAGCTGATTTAGATAACGATGGTAAACTATCATCTTATGAAAAATCTAGAGGCGAAGCTATTGAAGAAAACATGCGAGAATCAAAACAAGTAGGTGGCATGATGATGGATGACCAAATGGCAGACATGATGGAAGAAGAAGATAAAATGCCTATGGATAATCAAATGGAAGAAATGATTGCTGATTCTCAAGTTCCAGATGAAAAAATGGAAGAAAACTATGTAGACTTTTTAATAGATGAAGCATTAAGTGAAGAAGAAGAAACAATGCTTATGGAAGAATTACAAGCAAATCCACAACTTAGTATGTTGTTTGATAAAGTTATGGAAGTTGCAATGGAATTTTCAGGCTCAGGACCTGTTGAAGGTCCGGGGTCAGAAGTCTCCGACAGTATACCCGCAAGGCTATCTGACGGTGAATTTGTCTTTACTGCAAAGGCTGTAGATGTTTTAGGAGCTGACAATTTAATGTTGCTAATGAAACAAGCTGAAGCTCAAGCAGACGGAAGACAAATGGCTCAAGACGGTGGGCTAATGGAAGAAGAAGATACTGTTATGCCGGTTCAACAAGAACCAGTAAGACAGGATATTCGAGTTACTAAAGAAACAGTTGGTTCTCAAGCTAGTACGCAAGAGGAAGACGATTTAGTTGGTGACGAGCTTAAAAAGCAAATGCTTTCCGGCAGACCACATGTTAGGAGCTAGGCGATAAAGCTACCCTGTTTACAGGCACTTTATCTTATTTAAACTGAAAGGCGACCTTTACAAGACAAGCCCTGCAAGTGCACACGCAGCTACCTTGTTAAACGAAGCCCTGAGTAGGAGTACAAAAAATGACAGAAGAAGTCAAAAATGAGGAACAGCCAAATCCTTATAATTTAAAAAAATCTTGGCACAAAGGCGATGATAAACCTTTTCAATCAGCAGACCAGCTTTACTTTGAAGAGCCATCTGAAAAAAATAAATTATTTAAATCAGGTGATGTTAATGAAGCAGAGCAGGTTGGTAATGTTGAAGTAGATAATCTGGAAGCTAAGGATAGTCCTTATAAAAAACCAGACTACAAAAAACGTTATGATGATTTAAAAAAACATTATGATAGTAAACTTAATGAGTTTAAAGTCAGAGAGCAAGAGCTTTTAAATGAAGCAGCTAGTAATAGACCAGCTTATAAAGCTCCTAAAACTGAAGAAGAACTTGAACAGTTTAAAACAAAATATCCTGATGTTTTTGAGGTTGTGGAAACAGTAGCTCATATGCAAAGCGAATCTAAGGCAAAAGTTCTAGAAGAACGTCTTAGTCAACTCCAAGAACGTGAAGCTCAAATGTTAAAACAATCTGCAGAAGAAAGGTTAATGGAAAAACATCCTGACTTTGATGAAATCAGAAACAGTGATGACTTTCATTCATGGGCAAAAGAGCAACCCCAGTCTATACAAGATTGGATTTATAATAACTCTGACAACCCTGATTTAGCTAGTCGTGCATTGGATTTATTTAAAAAAGATTTAGGAATAGAAGCTGCTCCAAAAAAGACAACTTCTAAAAAGACTAAATCTGCTGCTGATATGGTATCTACTAAAACTACAACTGTAGAACCTAAAAGCGAAAAGATATGGTCTGAAAGGGAGATTGCTGCAATGAGTATGGCTGAGTTTGATAAACACGAAGCTGAAATCAGCGAAGCTATGCAACAAGGCAGAATCACAAAATAAACTATAAATACACAGGAGTATTATCATGGCTCAATTTTTTGAACCTTCAACTGATACTGATGCAAACTTTGCAAACTCCGTAAGTGGACAAACTAATAGTTTCTTTTTACCTTCGATTTACTCTAAAAAGGTTTTAAACTTTTTCAGAAAAGCATCGGTGGTTGAAGCTATTACTAACACCGACTATGCCGGTGAAATATCTGCTTTCGGAGATTCTGTAAAGATTATTAAAGAACCTGTAATCTCTGTATCGGATTACACTAGGGGTTCTACTACTTCTGCTACTAAATTAACTGACCAAGAGTTAACTTTAGTTGTAGATAGTGCAAAGGCTTTCAAATTCATCGTAGATGATATTGAAACTAATATGTCACACGTTAACTTCAAAGAAGTAGCGACTTCTTCTGCAGCTTACGCATTAAGAGATTCTTATGATGCTGCAGTGATTTCTTCTATGTTCTCTGGAGTTCCTACGTCTTCACCTGACCATACATTAGGTGCGGATGCTGCTGCTGCCACTCAAACTATGGGTCAGCATCAAGGTGGTTCTAACTCTATCGACCTTACAGGTTCTGATGGTACTGGAACTGACCCACTTGACATGATGGCATTTATGGCTAAATTGCTAGATGAGCAAAACGTTCCTGAAGAAGGAAGATGGTTCGTTGCACCACCTTCGTTCTACAATGAACTTTCTCAATCTGGTTCTAAGTTAATGTCTGTAGACTTTAACGCAGGTCAAGGCTCTATAAGAAATGGTCTTGTATCTAGTGGTAAACTTAGAGGATTTGACATGTACAAATCTAATAATGTACCTTCTACTAGCACATGTACTGGGCAAGTTCTTGCCGGTCACATTTCTTCTACTGCAACTGCTCAAACTATCATCTCAACTGAGGTTCTTAGAGACCCAGATTCATTTGGTGATATTGTTAGAGGATTGCATGTATACGGAGCTAAAGTCCTTCGACCAGAAGCTATAGTTCGTGCTTTCTACACAGTAGACTAAATATAATTGGGGGAGTCTTCGGACTCCTCCTTTTTAGGAGAACAACATGGAAAACAAAATTATGTATTACGAAACTATTCATCAGAAAGAAGAAAAGTGTTCTGAGATGGTAGGTCACAATACTATGAGATTCAAATACGAAGAATCTAAGGGAGAAAAATAATGTACGAAATGGACAACAAAAAGAAAAAAAAGAAAATGATGTACGGTGGTTCTGCTCGTAAGAATATGAAACACGGTGGTCCTCACAATAAAATGGACAGAATTGGCATGGCTATGGGCGGTGCTATGGAAGTACAACAACCTAACTAAAATGAAAGTTGCAGCTCCAAAAGGTTATCACTGGATGAAGCAGCCGAATGGCAGTTATAAACTAATGAAGCACTCTGGAAAGTTTGTTAAACATAAGGGTGCTTCATTAAAAGCAGATTTCAAAATACAAAAAAGACATACTAAAAAATAATGGCAACTACATATTTAGACTTAACTAATGAGATACTTAGAGAACTAAATGAAGTTCCGCTAACTTCTACAAACTTTGCAAGTGCTGTAGGTTTTCAACAGTTTGTTAAAGATTCTATAAACAAAGCTATTTTTGACATAGCAAATGAAGAACCACAGCTACCGTTTTTTTCCGCAGGATTAAGTGGAGCAACAGACCCGTTTTATGGAAACACAACAGTTGCTACAGTAGCTGGACAAAGATGGTACACTTTAAAAGATGGTAGTTCTAGTATAACTACAGATTTTGCATCTATTGATTGGGATGATTTTTATATTACAACAATTAATGTTTCCGGTGAATCAGCTCCATTTGTTTCTAATGGATTAAAACACATTAATCTTGAAGAGTGGCGAAGATTTTTAAGAGACCCAGAAAATGCAGACGATGCAAATACTCAAGCTCATGGTGAGCCTAAATATGTATTTAAATCACCA